CCCACCCCAACTGGCCTCGGTGAGTTAGTATACATGACCCAATGAAAAAAAATCAGTATTTGGGAAGTTCCTCTTATTTTAGATTCTTGTAGAAAGAATATCTAATAAAGTGCTTTACAGGTTGATGATTGTGGAGATAGTTTGCTGGCATGAATGAAGGCGAACTATTAATTACTTTGTTGAATGCGGCTACGATTGGTCATGTGTTGCATTTGAGGAGTAGGAGCTATGCGGAGCATAAGGCATTGGATGGGTTTTATAGTGGGATGCCGGGGCTTGTGGATGGCGTGGTGGAAGCGTGGCAGGGAAGGAATGGAGAATTGGTGAAGTTCCCTGATCAGATGGTGGAGTTGAGCGAGCATACTGATGCGCTTGTGTATTTGAATTTCTTGAAGGTGATGTTGGATGAGGAGAGGTATGTGTTGGGAGATGATAGTGAGATTCAGAATATGGTGGATGAGATTGCCGCTTTGATTGATTCCACGCTTTACAAGCTGACATTCCTAAAATAAAAATTTGGTATGTCTTGTTGTTCTGCTGTTCCTATTAGCACGATTCCTCCTGTTGGTCAGGGGGTAGGGCCGTTGGTGTATGCGAATGGGAATCAGATGGCAAGGTTGACACCTCCGCTTAATCCTAGCTTTGTTGTTTATGATGGGAGCGTGACTAGGTGGGGAGATGGGAGTGTTAATTCTCCTGTGTTGTTGCCCAACCTTCAGCAAGTACCCAATTCTAGTGTTGGATATTTTGTTGGCATTAATGCTGGGGGGCAACTGGTTGAGACAACGCTTCCTACTGTTTCTACGAGTGGTTCTTATAATGATTTAACGGACAAGCCTAATCTTAACTCTGGAAAGGTAATTTACGTTGATGCTGTGGTTGGAACGGATTCAAGGGGGACAAATAGCAATTATAGCTTTTCTGTTCCATTTGCTACTATTGATGCCGCTATTGCCGCTTCAGCTATTGGTGATTTGGTTTATGTAAAGGCTGGATCTTATACGATTGTTTCACAAATTAGCCTTAATGGAAAAGGTGATCTGTTTTTTGAACAAGATGCCAATGTAACTGTGGCGGCAAATGTTGTTGCCTTTAGCCTAACGGCAGATCAACCAAAGATAATTGGTGGTTACGGATCGTTTGTTTGTTCTGGTACTGGTGGGCTATGGACGCAAAGTGGTGGAACATTTACCGTTCAATTGGTTTCCATTGAGTTTTTAGCAATTACAAACGCTTCTGGTGCAGGAACAATTTTTGCCTCTTCTACAGGTTCTTTGGTAATTAACAGCACAGGAATTATAAATGCTCCTTTTTCTACTATAGTGAGCGAGTCTGGAACTATTGGTAATGTCTTTTACCAAGTCTTGTTCACTTATTGTGCAAGACTACTGGACATGACTCAAGCCAACTCAACCATGCAATTCACGGCATTGTGCTGGACTGTGCAGATATTTGGAACGGAAGGAATCAGCATTGTTAGTGGCACTACATCTTTGCGAATTGAGAATTTAGTTGGTGGAACCCCTGTTACAAAACTTGTTGTTTTCAAGTTTGCAAATGGAGATGCAACAAACAACTCCCATGTCTTTAGAGGTGGAAGACTGATTGCCAATAACTCTCAACCATGCATCACGTTCAACGCCACAACCGCAACCAACAAGGTTGTGAAGCTCATGGGGGATGTTCAGCTTACTACTAGCGGAGCAAACTGCATTGTTTCTGCAAATGCACGAGATGTCGTTGTATCCAGCGCACACGCAAATGTTGTTGCAGATGCCAATACTAGCATTGTTGGTGGAACACTACTGGTTAGCCCATTCTTTGCTTTTTAATGGTTCACGAATTTAAGAACCCAATGCCTGTGGTAACTCCAATGGGTGATGGGTATGCCATCTACGTTCAGATGGGTGGGATGTTTGAGAATGATTTATGGACGGTTTGCTTGAGCAAGGATGGGTCTATAAAGCACTTTGATTCTAGCCAGATTAGAATGTGGCAGAACGCTACCTTTGGGATTAGGAAGGGTGATGATGTTAAAAATACGTAGGTGTTTTATTAACACGCATTCTGTTTCAGATTTACTGGCTTAACTGGAAAGCCGTTGCAAAAAGTGCAACAGTTCGCCTGTTAAGTCGATAAAACGGCATATTTCGTACATATGTCGCCAGATATGTCGATTATACCCTACAATTTTGACATATGGATTCGGTTATACCCGAAACGCCACATTTTCTGACATATGGCACATTTATGAGCAATTTGTTCCATATCGGGTATAATGCGGTGAATAATCGGGTTTTTATTGATTATAGCAATCTTACAAATATTATAAAAAACTTATAAACCACCAAAGGTCGCTATAAGTTCCCTTCATGAATAATATTGATTGTGCGCTACTTCTTGGCAATAAACGACTTATACTTATCTAGAATAGTAACTCTAGCCGTTCTCTAGCCGTTCTTACAAAACCTCTGCACGATACACATGGCGAGTATAGTGTACAATTATTCTAAACCTGTCGAATTCGATAGGTTTAGAAAAAGGTCGAGGGAGGATCAGGTCGCTAGATTTTATCAACAGCCAGATCGGCTACGCATGACGCTATAGTTGATAGAATCCCCCTCATTGCCTCCCCCGACTATAATGCCCCTTGGAGTCCTTGCGGCGTGTCCGTGAGGCAGGGGTTCACCGAAGATTCCCCCGAAGTTTTCACCGAAATAAAAGAACACATGGGGTGAGATAGCTGATCTGACGGGAAGCCCCCCATGTCTCCTAGATTGGAAATTGGAAGTCCCGTGGATAACAGGCGGGACTAACCCTGCAACCATCCAACCTACCCTTTCAGGTGAACCTTACTCGGCAAAGCCCATTGGGCTTTTGTCAGTCAGATGGAATCTTTGTGAGGACGGCCCACTATTGCGTGACCTATCGCCTATCCTTTGGCTATACGGCTATTCCCCGATCCGTAAGGGGTTGCAATCGTTATCTATCATTTTCCAATAACTGGCAAGAAAAAATTGGCACAGCCCCTCCGAATCGAACGGAGCCAGCAAGATTTGGAGTCTCGCTCGCCTACCTTGGAACATTGGACTGCAATTGAGTTATCCAGTATTCCTTGATAACTGGCAAGAAAAAAGCTCCAGCAGTAGGATTCGAACCTACAACCATTCGATTAACAGTCGAATGCTCTACCATTGAGCTATGCTGGATTGGCTACCCCTCATGGATTTGAACCATGACTAGGGGAGTCAAAGTCCCCTGTGCTACCGTTACACCAAAGGGTATTAAATTATTTGCGTGGTCTTCCCCGGCCTTTGGGAACATTTACTCGTTCCTTCCATGTTACCGCCCCATAAATTGTTTTTACAGCAATATTTTCATCCATATTTAAAACGTATGCTTTCATTCTAAATCTATTCTCTGGTTCAAGCTGACCAATAATGGCTCCATACTCTTCACCAAGATTAGCCAACCTTTTTGCTTCAAAAAGTAAATCTTCTTGTGTTTTCATTTACAAACTAAAAAAACTATTGACAAAAATAAAAATTTCCATAGAAGGAGGGTTGTATGAAAGACATACTAAATAAACTAAATCCGCTTGAGAAATCTTGCGACGAGTGCGGTGGTACTGGTCGTGATTTTTATGATGAGGGTCAAGGGGTTCCTTGTTGGAAGTGTCAAGGTACGGGTCATATCGCTACTGAAGACGGCAAGGCTATACTCCAACTGATCGCACATCACCAGTCAAGTCTTCTTCAATTTGCTTAACCGCCGCTAAAAGGTGGCGCATTAAGTAGCCGACGAAATACGCAAGTGCTTCGTCAGCCCCCTTCTTTTCTCTTACGCCTTTGTCCACTAGGATGTGATTGGCAATGTGGACGCACTCATGGGCAAGGTTGGATATTTTATCCACGCTCATTTCCCATTCTTTTAGAAAGATAATCCTAGACTCACCGCAATACGAGATTGCATCAGCATCTTCCAATTCATTAAAGGTTTCTGGTTCACGATTAGGGAACTTTTCCCTATACCATTTTTCAGCCTTTTCTTTATTAACGGGCCAAACAATCAGGCAATGATCATTCCAAAAGTCTATATCTAAATAGAACTCGTTAGGATTCATTGATGAAGTAATAAGGGATGGACAACATTTTTCCATCTTTAAGAACTTTAAATTCTTTTACTTGGCACTCTCCAGCCAATACCTTTTGCCTTAATCGCAATCGTTGTTGAGAAGGGCCAAGTCCTGTAAATTGTTGTATTTGCTCACGACTTCTCCAGCCTTCGGGAATGGCATCTTCTATTTGAAAGAACTTTTTCCATTTAAGGGCTTCATTGGCTGAAGATAGAAGGTCAGCTTCGGATGGGTTTAGTTTCTGACGGCTCATAGGTTATTAGTTTGGTTGCTGGAAGTTCACCGCTTTGACATCCACGCCAATCTAGGATGCCAATACCGGGGCGACAAATAGAATCTCCTACTACTTTGTGACCATATTTTGTGAGCAATTGCCAAGCAGGAGTTGCCATGAAAATACCTGATCCATCATTGAAAATACCGCCCGTGTGCCTATGGCCTCGTAAATATACTTTTGGAACCCTATGACCAACACGGGAGTAATTCTGTCGAGCATTGCCCATCGTTATAGACATTGCCCCTGCTTCAAGGTATGCCCTAGAACTGGTCGGCATATGGTGGGCAATATCAATCAAGGTTCCGTTTATTTCAATCAGTCCTTTGTCTCCTAGCCAGATTGCCCCAATCTCTTTGGCAATCATCTTTTCCCAATCTCCAACGTGGCATTCTGTTCCTGCTGTCATGTAAACAACTGATGCCATTTTAGCCAATGGCTTGAGGCATTCAACAGCCGCAAGCGCATGGTCAAAATTAAGTGCCGCCACAACCTCACTTGTTCCGTGATGCCTTCCCTCAATGCAATCTCCATTGATGAAAAGGGCAAATGGATCGTTCTTAAAGTGACCTTTGATCTTTTTGTTTTTGTCCTGCCAGCATTGCCACAACCATTGTTGGTGAAGATTGTTACCAAGTCCAATTTTGTTTCCCGTGCTTGTGATATGGTTATCAGGCCAAAGACCAACTGTTGAACCGCAATGGAGATCGGAAACAACAACCGCACCAACGGGGGGTTTGGATTTAATCATTAGATTGTTTTTTTATATCCTGCGGAGGTTGATCAGAAACTAGATTCTTCAGCAACCTAGATGCATCACGCAAGGATATTTCCTCATCCTCCATCATTTGTGCAAGCATCTGCATTAATTTAATTCTTTCCGTAAGATGGTGAAGGTAACTGATAAGATCCAATTGTTCATCCTTTAGGTTCCTTGCATACCATCCTGCTCCTGCTGTCCAGAACTGCGTTTTGTGTTCTGCGCTTCCCTTAAAATACTTATCCAATCCAGCTACTGTTGCTTCTGACCAAATATCAAGAGCATCTTGTTCTGGAGTCATGTCATTTTTTTTTAGGTTTTTTACCTTTGGGTTTTTGAATTGACCCATAACCAACTCTAGCAGATCGGAGAATTGCATTTGGTTTTGCGGATGTGGTGGTTGTTTTCATATGCTGTCTACAAATCGTTTCCAAATTTGTTTGGGACGAATACAGCTTGCCACGTTGCATACATGGCAAGAATTTTCATGGCAAGTGTTTAATTGAGATAAGCAATATGGGCAGTATCCGTTTGCAAAAGCAACCCATCCTACAAGTTGTTTTATCATTTTGATCACAGACTTATAAAGATAAAGAAACAGAAAAGAGTAAAGCAAATTCCCCCCTTATCCCCCCACCCTCAAGTGAGAAAGCCTGTCAGAAAAGAAAAGAAACTACTGCTCACCGATAATCTGCAAGCAGGGTGTTTCTCCTCGTTTCTTACGGGTATGGAGTTTTGGTTCTCCAAAGCCGAGTTCTTGGATCATGTGGTACGCATTCACACCCATCCTCACTTGCTATAACGGGTAAGCCCCGCCGAGTGGTGAAGCACTACAGCGGGGCTTTCGTTTGTTTGAGGAAAGTCTTTTTTGAATGCTTCACCATTCAGTTTTCCCAACTTATCAAAAATGATAATTCCGTCAACTACTTTTTTTAAAAACCATCCGGATCGGGAGTGGAACCCCCATATCCCCAATCTTCTTCCATTGCCGCTTCTTCCGTATCTCCCTTTGAATGGATCAAGCGATTCTCGAAATCCCGAATCTCCAGAATGTCCAAGGATTCAGCTTCTTCTTCAAAATTAAATTCAAGTCCTGCCCTTCGGAGCATTTGCACGGCATAGGTAAAAGAATCAGCCAAATCGGGTGATTTCTTCAACCGCTGTTTCATGTCGAGCTTTTTCTCAACAGAAACCTTTCTGCCTTTGTGGGAGTAAAGCCTAGAGCAAAGTTCGTTCACTACTTGAGAATGCCTTTCAACGTCTATACCAACCAAAGAACGAGTTGACATTGCGGTATGGACAGCAAACCAATATTCCGTAACCAAACGATCATATGCCTCTTTGCAAGTGCGTTGGTCAAGGTTGCTGATCTTTCGTTCTGTCGGCATACCCATAGAAGAAATGGGGAAGACAAACATGGCTTCTGGATTGAATTTGCTCCATTCAATGATGATTGCCCTCATCATTTTGCCGCCATCACCAGATATATCCAAACCAAAGTCTCTTGGATGGACTCCATATTCCAAGCAATCTTTAACTACTTGCATCGCAATGCTTTCTTCAAAAACTTCCCCCACAGAACTATTGTATTCTCTAGTTCCAAGGTAATAGCCAAGGCTTCTGCCAGTATCGTTTGGCCCAAAACGGCAAAATGTAGCCGCACATCTATCACCTCCTGCGGTAAATGCAGGGTCAAAACCACAAACAACCTTTGTTTTGCCACTCCAAACTGGTTCCCAGCCAATATCACACCCTTGGATGAACTGTTTTGAGAAGATTGTGAGTTCTACAGAAGAATCAGGCCACCATCCGTAAACATTTCGCCAGTATTCTAGGGCATTCTTATTGCCATAGCATATTTTTAATGTGGCCTCCATTTTTTTGTAAGTCAAAAAGTTCTTAAAAGGAGGTATTTCTGCGTTTGGAGCTTGAAGATTTGGGCTATCTTCACCAGAAAGATGAAGCGCAACGCCTGTTCTGGTATTCCACCTTTTGGTGTATCTATTTACGGAATTCCAACCCATAGGATCATCTGGTTCGCACAACTCCGTATGGGGATTGTTGGCGGTATTGGATGGGTTTGCCATTCCTCCAAACAAAACATCATCATTTCCTGCGGTAAAATTTGATCTGACATTAAGGCAATACAAATCCATTTCAGCCAATTCATCCAAAAAAACCCTTACTCGTTCATTTTTTCTACCACGCATATTATCAACTGCTTTTTGACCTTCCCCTCCTTTTGGAAAAGCAACTGCTTTAATTGCATTTGTGTAGTCTCTTTCTGAATCTTTTGTGTCAATAGACTCAAAAACAATCATCCTGCGATACTCTACAAGATTGCCAATAGATGCATCTTTTCCGTATTTAGCACGTAGATTACGCATGGCAATGCGGTAAAGGGTGCAAACCTTACCCCACAATCGGTCTTCGGACGCATCCAAAGAGGTAGATGCTACATATGTTGAAGTGAAATCAGGGGCGCAAAGCCAATCAATGATGATACAAGCCGCAACAGAAAAGGTTTTACCGCTAGATGCACAACCAGCAATGCCCCAATCGTTCTCATTGCAGAACAAATCTATAATGTCCAAAGCGTAATTGTTTGCGATCCCTTGGGAATGGAGCAAAACATCATTGCCGTAAATCAACTGGAAGCAATTAACCATGTGTTGTGCAGGGTTAAGCAATCCGCATTCATCCAACTTGATCCCCATCTTGATTCGCTCACGCCTTCCAAACTCTCCACGGGTTAATCTATATGCAATTAACTCCCTGACAAATTGGTGCTGGTTTTTGAAGAAGGGGATTCCGTAATCCGTATCTTGTGGAACATCCAAACAAAGGTTTTTATAATTCATGCACAATTACTATTGACTTATTTTATAAATTAATACAAGCATTTGAACTGCATGAGACTCAAAGATAAAAACGGATCAATCCCCGGAGGACTCTGGTATCAATATAACGACGATCAAGGTAATACTTATCGTGTCAATGGAATGGATCTTCCTTTTGGTAAATCATTTTCACGAAAGGTTTTTAGCGACATGATGGTAAACAATGTTTCCGTTCCTGATAATTTAGATTACTTGATTGAACAACAAATCTGTAATAGGATTGGAAGCCAATATTGTTGGCAGGAAGCTGGAGACAAAGTTGCAAATGTAATTCATACCTTTGCAAATTTGGGAGATCGTGTAGCGGCAAGCCTTGGGGTTAAATCAAACCTTGAGAAAGCGGCAAAAGGATGCACAGCCTGTCAAAAGCGCAGACAAGCAATGAACCAAGCACTCGGATAAAATGGCTAAAACCAAAAAAATTGTAAATCGTGAAGGTGTTTCCTCTTGGGGATTTAACACAATCAATTCTAATGGCGTTGCACCAACAAGCCGTGTTCAAACCGCCAATGATGCATTTACAATTTGCTGGAACTTGCGACTAGATAACGCTGGTCGTGAACGCAAGTGGGGTCGTATTTACAAGTGCTACAAAGGGTTCCCACCTACCGATTATAGTCAAGTAGCCTCTCGTCAGCTTTCTGGAATGAGCAATGTGCCATTCCGACAAATGAAGTTTATTGTTGATAACCAGAAGTCATCTTTTGTTGACATGGTTATGGAACGTAATACTGCCGCCAATATTACTACCAAAATTGGCAACCCTACGGAAAAGAAGCAATGGAGTGACATTATCAGCGTTGGCTTTGATAAAATGCTTCGTTCATGGAATAGCTATAACTACAATGTGGAATTGGATGTGGAAGAAATGACCCTATTTGGAAAGGGCTTTGAAATTGCAGAAGATAGGGACGGTTGGCCCACAAAAAGTTTTCATAACTCCAATGTGCTAATTCCAGATAAAACGTATGCTGATCTCACGAACTTGGGTGAGATTTGCATTA